CCCCCCCCCCCCCCGCGGGGGGGGGGGGGGGGTTTTTTTTATCAATCACTTACATGCAATCAATAGTAAAAACAGTCATTTATCGAAAGCTGTAAGGGTTTGGAGCGGTTTCAAAATTTCTTGAGTGTGGACACTATGTGGACACTCAAAGGGGAAATTTATAACGTCACTCCGCCTTTTAGTGGATTCAGAGTGACGGCGTTCTGCAGGTAGTCAGGCGCAAGGTGCGCATAGGTCATTGTCTGCTGAATGCTCGCATGCCCCAGAATCTGTTGCAGTGCAATTATGTTGCCCCCATTCATCATGAAATGGCTTGCGAATGTATGCCGCAGAATGTGGGTTGCCTGATTGGGAGGTATATCAGGTTTAACTCTGCGTAAAATCCCGCAAAACTTCTCATAATCTACCTTGAACAATTTGGCGCTGGCCTCCTCTTTAACTTTTTTCTCCAGTTCCTCAGAAATCGGCACTGTTCGCTTTTTACCGTTTTTGGTTTTCAGGAAGGTAACCCTGCAACTTGTAATCTGTGCTGGTTTTAGCGTGGCAACTTCCGTCCATCTTCCTCCAGTGCTCAGACATAAAAGCGCGACAAGTAAGTCATCACCAGTCAAAACATTTAGCAGTTTTTCGATTTCCGCTTTTTCCAGGAACGTCATTTCAGGGTTAGCCTCCGTCAGTGGCGGCAGTCCGTGAATTGGGTGTTGCCCGGAAAATTCATCCAATTGAATTAATTTTGTGAACATGCCGGATAATCGGTACATGTCGCGGTTTATCGTTGCAGCACTGATGCCGTCACGTAGTCGCATGGAGCGATAATCCATCAAAGCCCTTTTGTTCATCCGACTCACTGGTATATCACCTATGCCGCTGATGGTTTTGAGCAGATGATTAAACTCTTTTGTCCCATGCTCGTGGTTTTGCCCGTGGTATTTCCACCAGATGTCGAGCAATTCTGTCAAAGTTCGGCGGTCTGCTCGCTGGCCTCCCCATTCTTTCTGACTGGCATTGGCGATTGTGTATCGCTCAAATGCTAGTGCTTCAGCTTTTCTTTCAAATTTCCTGCGGATGCGTTTTCCGTCGCGACCGCGAGGTCTAATGTCCACTTCATAGCGACCATCATCGAGCTTCTTAATTGCCATAAGAAAGCCCTCCGGCGCTGTATTCACCATCTTGGTAGCAAATGGTGAAAATGTAATTTTTATATAGAGTTAGCCAATCCTTTTCGCGGAGTGGTCGGATTCTGTTGATTCTGGCCCAATGTGCGCGAGAGCCGGTGCGATTTGTCCCGCTTCCGGCGCTGTTTTATCTGTCATGAGCCATAGTGTGTATTTTTGGAACTGAGGTGCATTGGTGACCTGCAACACAACTTGGATGCCAGGGTCTTGATGGCCTCCTTCGTAATTCTTTAGCGTTCCTAACGCTATTCCGCTGATTTCACTGAATTTTGCTTGAGTTAGCCCTTCCGATTGTCTTATTGCTCTTAATTTCTGTGCGATATTCATTTGACATAGTCCTGACTTAATGACTATATTCCCCGAAAAGGTCATTAATCCAGAACCTTTTCGGGCGTGAGTCCAGCGCCGCTTAAACGGTTCCAAGCGGTTTTTAAGGGGCTGGATCCTATGAGGGTAACATAGATGGAAGTTAATGATTATGTGATTAAGTACCCGCTTGATGCGGTACATGCGGAAAAGTTTGCAGATTTATTGGGTAAACCAAAAACCGCAGTTACAGAAATGATAAAGGCTAACAAGCTACCGGTTATCGAGCTTCGAGATCCAAATAAGCCGAAGGCCCGCGCCGGTGAGAAATGGGTTTTCATTCCAGAGTTTAATCGCGCTGTGCGTGAGGCGTTTTATAACCGACCGGTTGAACAGCGTGATGCATGGCTTTTGTGGATGGGGTTGTGATTATGAATGAGCCGCGTTGTATTGCTCAGTTACTGCGTAACGAAAGCCCCAGGGCGATTGACTTCACCATCACCCACGGGAAGGGACGCAAGGGAATCATTATCCGCACCAAAAAACAGAGTCCGTTAAAAAAGGCTCTGACCTTTCTGAAAAGCCGGAGGGTATGGAAATGACAGTGATGACGCTCAATCTCGTTGAAAAACAGCCAGCAACTATGCGCCGGATAATTGGTAAGCATCTTGCCGTCCCTCGCTGGCAGGATACATGTGATTATTATAATCAGATGATGGAGCGCGAACGGTTAACGGTTTGCTTTCATGCGCAGTTAAAACAGCATCACGCAACGATGCGTTTTGAAGAAATGAACGACGTCGAACGTGAACGGCTGGTATGTGCAATTGATGAATTGCGTGGGGCATTCTCAAAACGCCGTCAGGTTGGCGCAAGTGAGTATGCATATATTAGTTTTTTAACAGTAAGTCAGCGTCGCACTTTATTTATGCACGCACGACTGACAGAAAAAGAATTTAATCAGCCATACTGGCGAATTAATGAAGAATCATGTTACTGGCGTGATGCTTTGTTCCGTGCATTACGTGAATTATTCAGTCTGTTTGAGTATGCACCGACAATTCTGACGTCGGTAAAACCAGAGCAATATCTGCATTAAATAATTAACCAGAGTTTTTAACGCACTTAATTGTGCGGGGCTTCTTTTTGCCTGGAGAAAGTCATGCATACAGTTTCTGAAAATCAGTGCGGTAAATACGCATTACTGCTGCAACAGGCCAGAACCGAAGCACAGGCCGACGCTGCGACGCGCTTTTCTTCTCATCTTGATGCCATGATTCGCCACATCACAAAGGCGGAGTTATCCCGCGTGGAGATAGTCGAGCTGCTCAGTCAGGAGTCGGAAAAATTTCACAATATCGGATTGTCTCGCGGGGAGGTGCTTTGATGTCCTGTTCTCGTTCAGTTGTATTACTGAATAACGCCTTAAAAATCGCCGTTATGGAAAATGGCGATTTGTCTCTTATTCAACTTGGTCTTGATAAAGAAAAGCGCGACATAACTGAATCTGTTATCGCGATTTATCAGAGCGAATTAAACCTCCTGTCTGATGTGATCAATTTACTTGTGAAACGCGCTGTATTTCACAAGCAAATTTCCTCAGTGGATGAACTGACAAAATTAACGACAGAACTCGCCAGCTATTGCGCTGATGAATTTAAGAAACTGAACGACAAAAGGAACTGGTAATGCCGGACAACGTAGATTTTATTCAGGAACAACAGGCTGAATTACTGGAGCGCCAGATTAACGCGGCAAGGGTAAAACATTGCGGTGTTTCTGCGCTGGTTTGCGAAGAGTGTGACGCGCCAATACCTGCTGCCCGTCGTGCGGCTTATCCGTCAGCCACGCGTTGTGTTTCCTGCCAGTCAGTCTTTGAAGCAAAAAAACAAGCATTACCGGAGAATGGCATGAGCATTCGTATCGAGATTGGCGAGCGTTATGTCGTCACAAATGACCGTTTTCAGTTCATTTTGCAGGAGAGAAAGATCGCTGAAACCGGGAAGAATGCCGGTAAAGAGTGGCTGGATGTTGTCGGCTATTACCCCAAATTAAACCAGCTCGTTTCCGGTCTGATCCATCACGATATTTTGAGCGGTAACGCTGTCTCTTTTGAGGCGCTGAGCTCTCAGGTTGAGCAGCTCGGTCAGCAGTGTCTGACTGCGTTTCTCTGTGCGGGGAAATCTAAATGATAGTTGATACCCGCTGCCGAGCTGAAAGCTCTATCAATATTATTTCTGTTTCTGGCGGAAAGGATAGCCTTGCTCAATGGCTTGTTGGTATTGAAAGCGGTGTGCATTTTTTGCCGGTTTTTGCAGACACCGGGCATGAGCATCCGCAGACAATGGAGTATCTCGATTATCTGGAGAACCGACTCGGGCCGGTTAAACGGGTTAAAGCTGACTTCTCCCGACAGATTGAAGGTAAGCGCAAGTTTATTGCTGAGAAATGGCCTGTTTCTCTGGTTGAAGAGTGCGGAATGTCTCCGGGGGAAGCGGCAGAGCGCATCAATTGTGCGCTGGAAATTCTCAAGCCTACTGGTATCCCATTTCTTGATTTGTGCATGTGGAAAGGGCGATTTCCTTCCACTAAAGCCAGATTTTGCACTTTTGACCTTAAACATGAGCCAGTACGTACTCAGGTCGTGTTACCTGCGCTTAATGAGTTTGATGAGGTAATTAGCTGGCAGGGGGTTCGCGCTCAGGAGTCTCCTGCGCGCGCGGGTCTGCCTGCCTGGGAAGAGGATGCGGACAATACGCCCGGGCTCCATGTATACCGTCCTATTCTGAACTGGACGCATGAGGAGGTATTTGCATTTGCAAGACGTCATGGAATTAAACCTAATCCGTTATACCAGCAGGGATGCAGTCGTGTCGGTTGTATGCCCTGCATCCACGCCAGAAAGTCTGAATTAGCTGAAATTTTTAGTCGCTGGCCGGAAGAGGTTAAGCGTGTTGCGGAATGGGAGCGACTTGTCGCCGCATGCTCCAGACGCGGAAATTCTACTTTCTTCCCGTCAACTCATGACCCGCGTCGTGCGGAACGCCGCATTGATATTATTACTGTCGATGCTTACGGAATTGAGTCTTATCGTGACTGGGCGATGACCACGCGTGGCGGGGCACAGTTTGATTTGCTGGCTTCGGTGAATGATAAGTCAGTTTGCAGTAGTGTCTATGCCGGTGTATGTGAATGAGTCATTCTTTCCAGGAGCAATACACCTGCGTACCTCCGTCAGCATTTGCTGCAGGCACCGGTAAGGCGTTTACCGGTGCTTATGCATGGAACGCGCCACGCGAGGCCGTCGGGCGCGAAAGACCCCTTACACGTGACGAGATGCGTCAGGTGCAAGGTGTTTTATCCACGATTAACCGCCTGCCTTACTTTTTGCGCTCGCTGTTTACTTCACGCTATGACTACATCCGGCGCAATAAAAGCCCGGTACACGGGTTTTATTTCCTCACATCCACTTTTCAGCGTCGTTTATGGCCGCGCATTGAGCGTGTGAATCAGCGCCATGAAATGAACACCGACGCGTCGTTGCTGTTTCTGGCAGAGCGTGACCATTATGCGCGCCTGCCGGGAATGAATGACAAGGAGCTGAAAAAGTTTGCCGCCCGTATCTCATCGCAGCTTTTCATGATGTATGAGGAACTCTGCGATGCCTGGGTGGATGCGCATGGCGAAAAAGTATCGCTGTTTACGGATGAGGCGCAGGCGCATCTGTATGGTCATGTTGCTGGCGCTGCACGTGCTTTCAATATTTCCCCGCTTTACTGGAAAAAATACCGTAAAGGACAGATGACCACGAGGCAGGCATATTCTGCCATTGCCCGTCTGTTTAACGATGAGTGGTGGACTCATCAGCTTAAAGGCCAGCGTATGCGCTGGCATGAGGCGTTATTGATAGCTGTCGGGGAGGTCAATAAAGACCGTTCTCCTTATGCCAGTAAACATGCCATTCGTGATGTGCGTGCGCGCCGTCAGGCAAATCTGGAGTTTCTTAAATCGTGTGACCTTGAAAACAGGGAAACCGGCGAACGCATCGACCTTATCAGTAAGGTGATGGGCAGTATTTCTAATCCTGAAATTCGCCGGATGGAGCTGATGAACACCATTGCCGGTATTGAGCGTTACGCCGCCGCAGAGGGTGATGTGGGGATGTTTATCACGCTGACCGCGCCGTCAAAGTATCACCCGACACGTCAGGTCGGAAAAGGCGAAAGTAAAACCGTCCAGCTTAATCACGGCTGGAATGATGAGGCATTTAATCCGAAGGATGCGCAGCGTTATCTCTGCCGTATCTGGAGCCTGATGCGCACGGCATTCAAGGATAATGATTTACAGGTCTACGGTTTGCGAGTCGTCGAGCCACACCACGACGGAACGCCGCACTGGCATATGATGCTTTTTTGTAATCCACGCCAGCGTAACCAGATTATCGAAATCATGCATCGCTATGCGCTCAAAGAGGATGGCGACGAAAGAGGAGCCGCGCGAAACCGTTTTCAGGCAAAACACCTTAACCGGGGCGGTGCTGCGGGATATATCGCGAAATACATTTCAAAAAATATCGACGGCTATGCACTGGATGGTCAGCTCGATAACGATACCGGCAGACCGCTGAAAGATACTGCGGCGGCTGTTACCGCATGGGCGTCAACGTGGCGCATCCCGCAATTTAAAACGGTTGGCCTGCCGACAATGGGAGCTTACCGTGAGCTACGTAAATTGCCTCGCGGCGTCAGCATTGCTGATGAATTTGACGAACGCGTGGAGGCTGCACGCGCCGCCGCAGACAGTGGCGATTTTGCGCTGTATATCAGCGCGCAGGGCGGGGCAAATGTCCCGCGCGATTGTCAGACTGTCAGGGTCGCCCGTAGCCCGTCGGATGACGTTAACGAATACGAGGAAGAAGTCGAGAGAGTGGTCGGCATTTACGCGCCGCATCTCGGCGCGCGTCATATTCATATCACCAGAACGACGGACTGGCGCATTGTGCCGAAAGTTCCGGTCGTTGAGCCTTTGACTTTAAAAAGCGGCATCGCCGCGCCTCGGAGTCCTGTCAATAACTGTGGAAAGCTCACCGGCGGTGATGCTTCGTTACCGGCTCCCACACCTTCTGAGCACGCCGCAGCAGTGCTTAATCTGGTTGATGACGGTGTTATTGAATGGAATGAACCGGAGGTCGTGAGGGCGCTCAGGGGCGCATTAAAACACGACCTGCGAACGCCAAACCGTCAGCAAAGAAACGGAAGCCCGTTAAAGCCACATGAAATTGCACCATCGGCCAGACTGACCCGGTCGGAAAGAATGCAAATTACCCGTATCCGCGTTGACCTTGCTCAGAACGGTATCAGGCCGCAGCGATGGGAGCTTGAGGCGCTGGCGCGTGGCGCGACCGTAAATTATGACGGGAAAAAATTCACGTATCCGGTCGCTGATGAGTGGCCGGGATTCTCAACAGTAATGGAGTGGAAATGATGGCAAAAATTCACGAGGTAAAGCTGCACGCCAAATATTTTGACCTTGTGCTGGAAGGAAAGAAACGCGCAGAGTTTCGGAAAAATGACCGTAATTATGAGCGCGGGGACACGTTGATTTTGCATGAATGGGTACAGGGTGTGTATACGGGGCGAAAGGTTGAAGCCCGGATAACAGATGTTACTGACCTGTCAGACTGGCTGGAAGATTATGTCTTGCTAAGTATTGAGCTGCTTAATACAGGCGCATATGAGATTGTGAACTGGAAAGAACTTAGTGAGCGTGGTCTGGTATTCAGAATTAATCATGAAATTATGCATCAGCTCGGCCTTGCTGTTATGTATGAACCAGAGACGGGGATGTCTGGCGGGGCAATGGTTGCCACGGATGGAGCATGGAACTATTCAGATGAACAGATGGAGCGTGCACAGCAAAACGGGTGGCTTGGATAATGCACAGAATACCATGCGAGATACCGCACCATAAAACTAAAAATATCAAGCTGATGGCTATTGTTCAGCGTTTACAGCGGATTATGGTCAACGAAAATCTGACGCCCGATGAGCTGGTCGGGTGTGCCGAAATAGTCCGGGATAATTACGGGCGGTTTAATCATATCGGTCAATCAAGAGTTATGTCACCACCACGCAGATGATAGAGAACGCCGCCAGTCGTGAAACTTGTTTTCAGGGCTGGCGGGGTTGAACAACGAGCGTAGCGAGGCGTTAGCTGGTTATCAGATTGACTCCTGGTATTATTGGCGCATAGCGCGGCCAGTAACCACAATGAAGCCGACTCAAACCGGCAACCTGAATGCCGGTTTTTTATGCGTTTTTTCAGTATGTTCTGCCATTTTTAGCTCTGCATGCATTACTGCATCGAATCGCATGCATTTTCCTTCCCGGTCACGTGTGAGCGCCGCTGGTGCTGGCGCGCTTCCGGCGTGTTCGTGCATCTGCATTAAAACCACCCCATGAAGCGGGCGGGCGAGGCGGGGAAAGCACTGCGCGCTGGCGGTGGTGCTGATTTTATTTTTTCAGCGTCTGAGCGCGTCGTGATGGCGTTTAGATTGTTCGCCGGGGCGTTGGTGTGTCTGCGGGATGTTTTGTGCGGTGGTGAGCGTGTGAGGGCGTGATGACAGGGTGTAAAAAAGCCGCCCGCAGGCGGCGATGTTCAGCCGTTGTCAGTGTCCAGTGAGTAGTTTTTAAAGCGGATGACCTCCTGACCGAGCCAGCCGTTTATTTCCCGAATCCTGTCCTGTAACGGGATAAGCTCATTGCGGACAAAGACCTTTGCCACTTTCTCAATATCTCCCAGCGACCCGACGTTCTCCGGCTTGCCTCCCATCAACTGAAAGGGGATGCGGTGCGCGTCCAGCAGGTCAGCGGCGCTGGCTTTTTTGATATTAAAAAAATCGTCTTTCGTCGCCACTTCACTGAGGGGGATAATTTTAATGCCGTCAGCTTTCCCCTGCGGGGCATAGAGAAACAGGTTTTTAAAGTTGTTGCGGCCTTTCGACTTCACCATGTTTTCGCGAAGCATTTCGATATCGTTGCGATCCTGCACGGCATCGGTGACGTACATGATGTATCCGGCATGTGCGCCGTTTTCGTAATACTTGCGGCGGAACAGCGTGGCCGACTCATTCAGCCAGGCAGAGTTAAGGGCGCTGAGATATTCCGGCAGGCCGTACAACTCCTGATTAATATCCGGCTCCAGCAGGTGAAACACGGAGCCGGGCGTGAAGGCTGTCGGCTCGTTGAAGGACGGCACCCACCAGTAAACATCCTCTTCCACGCCACGGCGGGTATATTTTGCCGGTGAGGTTTCCAGTCTGATGACCTTACCGGTGGTGCTGTAACGCTTTTCCAGAAACGCATTACCGAACACCAGAAAATCCAGCACAAAGCGGCTGAAATCCTGTTGTGAAAGCCACGGATGCGGGATAAATGTCGAGGCCAGAATATTACGTTTGACGTAAATCGGTGAGCTGTGATGCACGGCAGCACGCAGGCTTTTTGCCAGACCGGTAAAGCTGACCGGTGGCTCATACCATCTGCCGTTACTGATGCACTCGACGTAATCCAGAATGTCACGGCGGTCGAGTACCGGCACCGGCTCACCAAAGGTGAATGCCTCCATTTTCGGGGCGCTGGCGGTCATTTTTTTTGCCGCAGGTTGCGGTGTTTTCCCTTTTTTCTTGCTCATCAGTAAAACTCCAGAATGGTGGATGTCAGCGGGGTGCTGATACCGGCGGTGAGTGGCTCATTTAACAGGGCGTGCATGGTCGCCCAGGCGAGGTCGGCGTGGCTGGCTTCCTCGCTGCGGCTGGCCTCATAGGTGGCGCTGCGTCCGCTGCTGGTCATGGTCTTGCGGATAGCCATAAACGAGCTGGTGATGTCGGTGGCGCTGACGTCATATTCCAGACAGCCACGGCGAATAACGTCTTTTGCCTTGAGCACCATTGCGGTTTTCATTTCCGGCGTGTAGCGGATATCGCGCGCGGCGGGATAGAACGAGCGCACGAGCTGGAACACGCCGACACCGAGGCCGGTGGCATCAATACCGATGTATTCGACGTTGTATTTTTCGGTGAGTTTGCGGATGGATTCCGCCTGAGTGGCAAAGTCCATGCCTTTCCACTGGTGACGCTCAAGTATTCTGAATTTGCCACCGGCCACCACCGGCGGTGCCAGCACCACGCATCCGGCGCTGTCGCCACGGTGTGACGGGTCGTAACCAATCCATACCGGGCGGGAGCCGAACGGATTGGCGGCAAACGGCGCATAGTCTTCCCATTCTTCCAGCGTGTCGACCATGCAGCGTTGCAGCTCCTCAAACGGGAACACCGACGCCTTGTCGTCAACAAATTCACACATGAACAGGTTTTTAAAATCGTCGGCGCTGTTTTCGCGTTTGAGCTGCTCAATGTCGAACAGCGTGCAGCCGCCTTTCAGGGCGTCCTCAATGGTGACAATCTGCCGCCACTGGCCGTCCGCACAGAGAAGCCCACCGGCAAGGGCGTTATGACTGACGTCGATTTCCACGCGTTCGGCGGCGCTGGCGCGTCCCCGGTTGAACAGTTCACCCGACCAGAACGGGTAGGCGTCGTGCGCCAGCGTGGACGGGGTGGAGAAATAGGTCGATCGCAGGTGACTCTGTGAGGCCATACCTGATGCCACCTTACGCAGTACCTGAAAATTCGGGATCCAGAAAATCTCGTCGACGTACAGGTCACCGTTATGGCTCTGTGCGGTGTTGGAGTTGGTGCCGAGAAAAATCAGTTTTGCGCCGTTATTGCCCAGGACAATCGGGTCACCGGTCAGGTCAACGTCAACCAGCCGGGCAAAGGCGATGATGTATTCGCGGAACACATACGCCTGCGTTTTACTGGCCGACAGAAAAATCTGGTTATGACCGGTTTTCAGGGCGCGCAGCAGCGCCTCGCGGGAAAAATAAAACGTTGCGCCAATCTGGCGGGATTTCAGGATATCGCGGATGCGGTGCTCAAGCCCGGCGCGATACCAGTGCAACTGATAGTCGAAAGACTGCTCAAAGAAAATCTGCTCCAGCTTTTCGATGGCCTCGTCACTGAAAAAATTCTTTTTCGGTTTGCGACGCCCGCCTTTGTTGCGGTTAGCGACGTTCGGATTAAGGTCTGCCTCGTTGCCTGTCTGGCTGTAACGGTTGACCCGTGCCAGTCGTTCAATCTGGCGTCCCAGCAGGTCAATTTCCTTGAAGTCACCGCCGGTTTTCTGCGGTTTGATGATGAGCTGGGTCAGCCGCGCTTCCAGACTCATTTCGACACGGCTGATGGGGGCAACGCTGTCCCAGCCGTCGCGCTGTTTCCAGCTCTGCACCGTCGGGCGTTTCATCTGCAACATGGCGGCAATCTGCGGCACGGAAAATCCCTGCCAGTACAGCAGCGCCGCCTGACGACGCGGGTCGTGTAAAAGAGTGGTGTCTGTGGTGATGGTCATGAATACCTCGCCGTGATGAATACACGGCAAGGCTACTGAGTCGCGTCCCGCGATTCGCTAAGGTGCTGTTGTGTCAGTGATAAGCCATCCGGGACTGATGGCGGAGTATGCGCATCGTCGGGAAACTGATGCCGACATGTGACTCCTCTAATCACTATTCAGGACTCCTGACAATGGCAAAAAAAGCATCAAAATTCTTTCGTATCGGCGTTGAGGGTGACACCTGTGACGGGCGTGTCATCAGTGCGCAGGATATTCAGGAAATGGCCGAAACCTTTGACCCGCGTGTCTATGGTTGCCGTATTAACCTGGAACATCTGCGCGGCATCCTGCCTGACGGTATTTTTAAGCGTTATGGCGATGTGATCGAACTGAAGGCCGAAAAGATTGACGATGATTCGGCGCTGAAAGGCAAATGGGCGCTGTTTGCGAAAATCACCCCGACCGATGACCTTATCGCGATGAACAAGGCCGCGCAGAAGGTCTATACCTCAATGGAAATTCAGCCGAACTTTGCCAATACAGGCAAATGTTATCTGGTGGGTCTGGCCGTCACCGATGACCCGGCAAGCCTCGGCACGGAATACCTGGAATTCTGCCGCACGGCAAAACACAACCCTCTGAACCGCTTCAAATTAAGCCCTGAAAACCTGATTTCAGTGGCAACGCCTGTTGAGCTGGAATTTGAAGACCTGCCTGAAACCGTGTTCACCGCCCTGACCGAAAAGGTGAAATCCATTTTTGGCCGCAAACAGGCCAGCGATGACGCCCGTCTGAATGACGTGCATGAAGCGGTGACCGCTGTCGCTGAGCATGTGCAGGAAAAACTGAGCGCCACTGAGCAGCGCCTTGCTGAGATGGAAACCGCCTTTTCCGCACTTAAGCAGGATGTGACTGACAGGGCGGATGAAACCAGTCAGGCATTCACCCGCCTGAAAAACAGTCTCGACCACACCGAAAGTCTGACCCAGCAGCGCCGCAGCAAGGCCACCGGTGGTGGCGGTGACGCCCTGATGACGAACTGCTGACCGGCGTCAGTCAGTCCGGGAAAACCTTCACGATTAACCCTTAATTTCAGGAAAAACTATGCGCCAGGAAACCCGCTTTAAATTTAATGCTTACCTGTCCCGTGTTGCCGAACTGAACGGCATCGACGCCGGTGATGTGTCGAAAAAATTCACCGTTGAACCGTCGGTCACCCAGACCCTGATGAACACCATGCAGGAGTCCTCTGACTTTCTGACCCGCATCAATATTGTGCCGGTCAGCGAAATGAAAGGGGAAAAAATTGGCATCGGTGTCACCGGCTCCATCGCCAGCACCACCGACACCGCCGGTGGCACTGAGCGTCAGCCGAAGGACTTCTCGAAGCTGGCGTCAAACAAGTACGAATGCGACCAGATTAACTTCGATTTTTATATCCGCTACAAAACGCTTGACCTGTGGGCGCGTTATCAGGATTTCCAGCTCCGTATCCGTAACGCCATTATCAAACGCCAGTCCCTTGATTTAATCATGGCCGGTTTTAACGGCGTGAAGCGTGCTGAAACCTCTGACCGCAGCAGCAATCCGATGTTGCAGGATGTGGCGGTCGGCTGGCTGCAGAAATACCGCAATGAAGCCCCGGCGCGCGTGATGAGCAAGGTCACTGACGAGGAAGGCCGCACCACCTCTGAGGTTATCCGCGTGGGTAAGGGCGGTGATTATGCCAGCCTTGATGCACTGGTGATGGATGCGACCAACAACCTGATTGAGCCGTGGTATCAGGAAGACCCTGACCTTGTGGTGATTGTGGGTCGTCAGTTACTGGCGGACAAGTATTTCCCCATCGTCAACAAGGAGCAGGACAACAGCGAAATGCTGGCCGCTGACGTCATCATCAGCCAGAAACGCATCGGTAACCTGCCGGCGGTACGCGTCCCGTACTTCCCGGCGGATGCGATGCTCATCACGAAGCTGGAAAACCTGTCCATCTACTACATGGATGACAGCCATCGCCGCGTGATTGTGGAAAACCCGAAACTCGACCGCGTGGAGAACTACGAGTCAATGAATATTGATTACGTGGTGGAAGACTACGCCGCCGGTTGCCTGGTGGAAAAAATTAAGGTCGGTGATTTCTCCACACCGGCCAGGGCGACCGCAGAGCCGGGAGCGTAACCGATGACGAGTCCCGCACAGCGCCACATGATGCGGGTCTCGGCAGCGATGACCGCGCAGCGGGAAGCCGCCCCGCTGCGACATGCAACTGTCTATGAGCAGATGCTGGTTAAGCTGGCCGCAGACCAGCGCACACTGAAAGCGATTTATTCAAAAGAGCTTAAGGCCGCGAAAAAGCGCGAACTGCTGCCGTTCTGGTTGCCGTGGGTGAACGGTGTGCTGGAGCAGGGCAAAGGTGCACAGGATGACATTCTGATGACGGTCATGCTGTGGCGTCTGGATACCGGCGATATTGCCGGTGCGCTGGAGATTGCCCGTTATGCCCTGAAATACGGTCTGACCATGCCGGGTAAACACCGCCGCACCCCGCCGTACATGTTCACCGAGGAGGTGGCACTTGCGGCCATGCGCGCCCACGCTGCCGGTGAGTCTGTGGATACCCGCCTGCTGACGGACACCCTCGAACTGACCGCCACGGCTGACATGCCTGATGAAGTGCGCGCAAAGCTGCACAAAATCACCGGTCTGTTTATGCGTGACGGTGGTGATGCCGCCGGTGCGCTGGCGCACCTGCAACGTGCGACACAGCTCGACTGTCAGGCAGGCGTCAAAAAAGAGATTGAACGACTGGAGCGGGAGCTGAAACCGAAGCCGGAGCCGCAGCCAAAAGCGGCCACCCGTACCCCGCGTAAGACCCGGAGCGTGACACCGGCAAAACGTGGACGCCCGAAAAAGAAAGCCAGTTAACAACCGAATGCGCCCCGCGCCAGGGCGGCACGCCGGTCAGTGAGGGTGAATCACCTGACACTGCACCGGCGTCCACCGCCCGACTTTTCAGAGGTAGTCATGATGACGCTGATTATTCCGCGAAAGGAGGCTCCCGTATCCGGTGAGGGTACGGTGGTCATCCCGCAACCGGCAGGCGACGAGCCGGTGATTAAAAACACGTTCTTTTTTCCCGATATCGACCCGAAGCGCGTCCGGGAACGTATGCGCCTTGAGCAGACCGTCGCCCCCGCCCGTCTGCGTGAGGCCATCAAGTCAGGCATGGCTGAAACGAATGCGGAGCTGTACGAGTACCGCGAACAGAAAATTGCTGCCGGTTTTACGCGTCTGGCGGACGTCCCGGCGGACGACATCGACGGTGAAAGCATCAAAGTTTTTTACTACGAGCGCGCCGTGTGTGCGATGGCGACCGCGTCACTTTATGAACGTTATCGCGGTGTGGATGCCAGTGCGAAAGGCGACAAGAAGGCCGACAGCATTGACAGCACCATTGATGAGCTGTGGCGGGATATGCGCTGGGCAGTGGCGCGCATCCAGGACAAGCCGCGCTGCATCGTGAGTCAAATCTGATGAAGACCTTTGCGCTACAGGGCGACACGCTCGACGCCATTTGTGTCCGGTATTACGGGCGCACTGAGGGCGTGGTCGAAGCCGTGCTCGCCGCAAATCCGGGACTGGCTGAACTGGGCGCGGTGCTGCCGCACGGCACCGCCGTCGAACTGCCCGACGTTCAGACCGCGCCCGTGGCTGAAACTGTCAATCTGTGGGAGTAACGCATGACAGCAGAAGAAAAAAGCGTCCTGTCGCTTTTCATGATTGGAGTGCTGATTGTTGTCGGCAAGGTGCTTGCCGGTGGTGAACCCATCACCCCGCGTCTGTTTATCGGGCGCATGTTGCTCGGTGGTTTTGTCTCGATGGTTGCCGGTGTTGTTCTGGTGCAGTTTCCTGACCTGTCACTGCCTGCGGTGTGCGGCATCGGCTCCATGCTGGGTATCGCCGGTTATCAGGTGATTGAGATTGCCATTCAGCGCCGCTTTAAGGGCAGGGGGAAACCGTAATGCCGGTTATTAACACGCATCAGAATATCGCCGCCTTTCTCGACATGCTGGCCGTGTCCGAAGGGACGGCAAACCATCCGCTGACGAAAAACCGGGGCTATGACGTGATAGTCACCGGACTGGACGGGAAGCCGGAAATTTTCACCGACTACAGTGACCACCCGTTCGCACATGGCCGACCGGCGAAGGTGTTTAACCGTCGCGGTGAAAAATCCACGGCCTCCGGTCGCTATCAGCAGCTTTACCTGTTCTGGCCGCATTACCGCAAACAGCTTGCCCTGCCGGATTTCAGCCCGTTGTCACAGGACAGACTTGCCATTCAGTTGATCCGCGAACGCGGTGCACTGGATGACATCCGGGCGGGACGCATTGAGCGCGCCATTTCACGCTGTCGCAATATCTGGGCGTCCCTGCCGGGTGCCGGTTACGGTCAGCGTGAGCATTCACTGGAAAAACTGGTCACCGTCTGGCGTACCGCTGGCGGCGCACCGGCTTAAACGGAGTAAACACCATGAAGAAATTATCCCTTTCTCTGATGCTGAACGTGTCGCTGGCGCTGATGCTGGCACTGTCCCTGATTTACCCGCAGAGCGTGGCCGTCAGTTTTGTCGCTGCCTGGGCGATTCTGGCGACGGTTATCTGTGTGGTTGCCGGTGGTGTCGGCGTGTATGCCACCGAGTATGTACTTGAACGCTACGGGCGGGAGCTGCCGCCGGAATCGCTGGCCGTGAAGATTGTCACGTCGCTGTTTTTGCAGCCGGTGCCGTGGCGCAGACGGGCGGCGGCTCTGGTGGTGATGGTGGCGACGTTTATCTCGCTGGTCGCTGCCGGGTGGATTTTTACTGCGCTGATTTACCTCGTGGCGTCGGTGTTCTTCCGGCTGATACGTACGGCCTGCCGTCAGCGTTTTGAGGGGCGGGAACTATGTCAAAGCTGATGATTGTGCTGGTCGTGTTGTTATCGCTGGCGGTGGCCGGTCTGTTTCTGGTGAAACACAAAAATGCCAGCCTGCGCGCCTCGCTGGACAGGGCGAATAACGTCGCCAGTGAACAGCAGACGACCATCACCATGCTGAAAAATCAGCTTCATGTTGCCATCACCAGGGCAGACAAAAACGAGCTGGCGCAGGTGGCACTGCGTCAGGAACTGGAGAACGCCGCGAAGCGTGAAGCACAGCGCGAGAAAACCATCACGAGGTTACTCAATGAAAACGAAGATTTTCGCCGCTGGTACGGTGCTGACCTGCCTGATGCTGTGCGCCGGTTGCACCAGCGCCCGGCCTGCGCAGACGCCAGTGATTGTCCACAACGCCTGCCCGAAAGTGAGCCTTTGCCCGATGCCGGGCAGTGACCCGCAGACGAACGGCGATTTAAGTGCCGATATCCGGCAGCTTGAGAACGCGCTGGCACGCTGTGCCAGCCAGGTAAAAATGATTAAACACTGTCAGGACGAAAACGATGCTCAAACCCGACAGCCTGCGCAGGGCGCTGACTGATGCCGTCACGGTGCTGAAAACTAACCCCGATATGCTGCGGATATTCGTGGATAACGGGAGTATTGCCTCCACACTGGCGACGTCGTTGTCATTCGAAAAGCGTTACACGCTCAATGTGATTGTGACCGACTTTACCGGTGATTTTGACCTGCTCATTGTGCCGGTGCTGGCGTGGCTGCGGGAAAATCAGCCCGACATCATGACCACCGACGCAGGCCAGAAAAAGGGCTTCACGTTTTATGCAGACATCAACAATGACAGCAGCTTTGATATCAGCATCAGCCTGATGCTGACCGAGCGCACGCTGGTCAGTGAGGTGGACGGCGCACTGCATGTGAAGAATATCCCGGAACCCACGCCGCCGGAGCCGGTCACCCGCCCGATGGAGCTTTATATCAATGGTGAACTGGTGAGCAAGTGGGATGAATGAGTTTAAGCGTTTTGAAGACCGGCTGACCGGACTTATTGAATCGCTGTCACCGTCAGGGCGTCGGCGACTGAGCGCCGAACTGGCGAAACGTCTGCGGCAGAGTCAGCAGCGCCGGGTGATGGCACAGAAAGCCCCGGATGGCACACCCTATGCGCCACGCCAGCAGCAGAGCGCCAGAAAAAAGACCGGTCGCGTTAAGCGAAAAATGTTTGCGAAACTTATCACCAGCCGTTTTTTGCATATCCGTGCCAGCCCGGAACAGGCATCAATGGAATTTTACGGCGGGAAGTCACCGAAAATCGCCTGCGTGCATCAGTTCGGTCTGTCGGAAGAAAACCGGAAAGACGGTAAGAAAATTGATTATCCGGCGCGTCCTCTGCTCGGCTTTACCGGTGAGGATGTGCAGATGATTGAAGAGATTATCCTTGCTCACCTCGACCGTTAGTTGTGCCATTCCTGACACCTCATCGTCACATTGCCGCCGGTATGACCCGGCGGCATCCTTCCCGTTATGAACACTCTCGCAAATATTCAGGAACTCGCGCGCGCACTGCGCAACATGATCCGCACCGGCATTATCGTCGAAACCGACCTTAACGCCGGTCGCTGCCGCGTGCAGACCGGCGGCATGTGCACCGACTGGCTTCAGTGGCTGACCCATCGCGCAGGACGTTCGCGCACATGGTGGGCACCTTCCGTGGGGGAACAGGTGCTGATTCTGGCCGTGGGTGGTGAACTCGACACGGCGTTCGTTCTGCCGGGGATTTATTCCGGCGATAACCCCTCGCCGTCTGTGTCGGCGGATGCCCTGCATATCCGTTTCCCTGACGGGGCGGTGATTGAATATGAACCCGAAACCAGTGCACTCACGGTAAGCGGAATTAAAACGGCCAGCGTGACGGCTTCTGATTCTGTTACTGCCACGGTGCCGGTGGTCATGGTGAAAGCGTCAACCCGCGTCACCCTGGACACACCGGAGGTGGTCTGCACCAACAGGCTGATTACCGGCACGCTGGAAGTGCAGAAGGGCGGGACGATGCGCGGCAACATTGAACACACCGGCGGTGAACTCTCATCAAACGGTAAGGTACTGCATACCCATAAACACCCCGGCGACAGTGGCGGCACAACAGGGGGACCTCTATGACAGCGCGTTATCTCGGAATGAATCGCAGTGATGGCCTGACTGTCACTGACCTTGAGCATATCAGCCAGAGTATCGGCGATATCCTGCGCACACCGGTCGGCTCACGGGTGATGCGTCGTGATTACGGCTCGTTGCTGGCGTCAATGATTGACCAGCCGCAGACCCCGGCGCTTGAGTTGCAGATTAAAGTCGCCTGTTACATGGCAGTGCTGAAATGGGAACCCCGCGTCACCCTGTCATCCGTCACCACGGCGCGCAGCTTTGACGGGCGAATGACAGTTACGCTAACCGGCCAGCACAACGACACCGGCCAGCCACTTTCGTTAACCATCCCTGTGAGTTGAAACCATGCCGATTATCGACCTGAACCAGCTACCCGCACCGGATGTGGTCGAGGAGCTGGACTTTGAAACCATTCTCGCCGAACGCAAGGCGACACTGATTTCCCTTTACCCGGAAGACCAGCAGGAGGCGGTCGCCCGTACCCTGACGCTGGAATCCGAGCCTCTCGTCAAATTGCTGGAGGAAAATGCTTATCGTGAGCTTATCTGGCGTCAGCGTGTGAATGAGGCCGCACGGGCGGTGATGCTGGCCTGTGCCGCGGGTAATGACCTTGATGTGATTGGTGCCAATTACAACACCACGCGCCTGATTATCACCCCGGCAGATGATTCGACTATCCCGCCGACACCGGCAGTGATGGAGTCTGACACCGATTATCGTCTGCGTATTCAGCAGGCGTTTGAGGGCTTAAGCGTCGCCGGGTCGGTGGGTGCTTATCAGTATCATGGTCGCAGTGCCGACGGGCGTGTCGCGGATATTTCTGTAACCAGTCCGTCTCCGGCCTGCGTCACCATCTCTGTGCTGTCACGTGAAAATAACGGTGTTGCATCCGAAGACCTGCTGGCCGTGGTGCGTAACGCCCTTAATGGCGAGGACGTCAGGCCGGTGGCCGACCGCGTGACCGTGCAGTCTGCCGCCATCGTTGAATACCAGATAAACGCCACGCTTTACCTTTACCCTGGTCCCGAAAGCGAACCTATACGCGCTGCCGCCGTGAAAAAACTGGAAGCGTACATCACGGCACAGCACCGGCTGGGGCGCGACATCCGTCTGTCTGCCATTTATGCCGCTTTGCATGTGGAAGGCGTGCAGCGTGTCGAGCTGACTGCACCACTGGCCGACATCGTGCTCAACAGTACGCAGGCGTCTTTCTGCACCGAATACAGCGTCGTGACCGGAGGCTCGGATGAGTGATTCGCGCCTGCTGCCGACCGGCTCATCACCGCTTGAAGTCGCCGCCGCAAGAGCCTGTGCGGAAATTGAAAAAACGCCGGTCAGTATTCGTGAGCTGTGGAACCCGGATACCTGTCCGGCAAATCTGCTGCCGTGGCTGGCGTGGTCATTTTCGGTTGACCGCTGGGATGATAAGTGGCCGGAAGCGACAAAACGCGCTGTTATCCGCGATGCCTATTTCATTCACTGCCATAAGGGCACTATAGGCGCAATCCGTCGTGTGGTGGAGCCGCTCGGCTATCTGATTGAGGTGAGGGAGTGGTGGCAGCTCAACGAGGAGCCGGGGACGTTCCGCATCGTTGTTGGCGTGCTTGAGCAGGGTATTACCGAGGAAATGTATCAGGAGCTGGAGCGCCTCGTTGCTGATGCAAAACCGGCAAGCCGCCATCTGACGGGACTGGCTATCAGTTTAAGTACAACCGGCAACATTTTTGCCGGTGCGGGATGCTATCACGGTGACGCCCTGACGGTTTATCCCTACACCCCGGAGGCCATTATTGTCGGAGGGGATTATTTCCCGGCCTCGGCCATTCATTTAATTGATAACCTGAGAGTAAACGCATGACAGTGAAATACTACGCCATTCTGACTAATCAGGGCGCGGCACGGCTGGCTAACGCGACGATGCTCGGCAGTAAGCTGAATCTGACGCAAATGGCCGTTGGTGATGCGAATGGTGTCTTGCCGACACCAGACCCGGCACAGACAAAACTGATTAACCAGAAACGCATCGCGTCGCTGAATCTTCTGAGTGTTGACCCGAACAACCAGAGCCAGATTATTGCGGAGCAAATCATCCCTGAGAACGAGGGCGGATTCTGGATCCGTGAGATTGGGCTTTATGATGATGAAGGCGTACTCATTGCGGTGGCGAACTGCCCGGAAACGTACAAACCGCAGTTGCAGGAAGGCAGTGGTCGTACCCAGACTATCCGCATGATTCTGGTTGTCACGAATACCGAAGCTATCACGCTGAAAATCGACCCGTCGGTGGTACTGGCAACCCGTAAATACGTGGATGATGAAGTCCTGGAATTAAAGCTGTATGTGGATGACCAGATGAGAAACCACATTGCCGCACAGGATCCTCATACCCAGTATGCGCAGAAACATAATCCGACATTTACCGGAGAACCAAAAGCGCCGACGCCTGCCGCAGGAAATAACACCACGCGGATTGCGACCACTGAGTTTGTTCAGGCCGCTATTACCGCTCTGATTAACGGTGCGCCAGCCACACTGGACACACTGAAAGAAATTGCCGCGGCCATTAACAATGACCCGAAATTCAGCACCACCATTAACAATGCGCTGTCAGGTAAGCAGCCACTGGATGAGACGCTGACTCATTTGAGCGGAAAGGATGTTGCTGGTCTTCTCGCATACCTTGGTTTGGGAGAAGGCTCAGCATTACCTGTTGGGGTGCCTGTTCCGTGGCCTTCAGCCACTCCGCCAACAGGCTGGTTGAAATGCAATGGTGCGGCTTTTTCTGCTGAAGAATACCCGGAACTGGCAAAGGCTTACCCGACAAATAAATTGCCTGATTTACGCGGTGAATTTATTCGTGGATGGGATGATGGGCGCGGGGTGGATTCCTCTCGTGGTTTGTTGACATCTCAAGGCCATTTATTTGCTTCTCATGGGCACTGGTTTGACCAGTACTATGCGCTAAAAAGTTTTGATCCAACGGGAGGTCGGTTAGTAGTTACGGCTGATGCTTTCGGGGAACTTATTACGGCAAATTCAATTTCTACGGTATCGGTTGGTGGTTCTGAAACCCGGCCGCGCAACGTCGCATTTAACTATATCGTGAGGGCTGCATAATGGATAACGCTGTATTAAATAGCGAGTTTATTGCTACAAAGGCGGGGAATATTACCGTCTATAACTATGATGGCGAAACACGGGAATATATTTCCACTTCAAATGAATATCTTGCCGTTGGTGTCGGCATTCCGGCATGTTCCTGTTTAGATGCTCCAGGCGCATACAAAGATGGTTATGCAATCTGCCGATCTGCAGATTTTAACTCATGGGAATATGTGCCAGACCATCGCGGTGAAATCGTCTTTAGCACCGAAACAGGTGAATCAAAAGAAATCACCTCTCCGGGTGATTACCCTGATAATACAACCAATATCGCCCCGTTAACGCCATACGATAAATGGGATGGTGAGAAATGGGTGACGGATACTAAGGCACAGCATAGCGCCGCAGTAGAAGCGGCAGAAGCACAGCGCCAGTCGCTGATTGATACTGCAATGGCCTCCATCAGTCTGATTCAGCTGAAATTGCAGGCCGGACGTAAACTGACGCAGGCAGAAACAACCCGCCTTAACGCTGTGCTGGATTACATTGACGCGGTGACGGCAACAGATACCAGCACCGCGCCGGATGTCATCTGGCCTGAACAGCCGGAGGCGTAGGCCATTCAATATCTGGAGCACTGGAAATATCAACCAGTTCCAGTGCGTCCAGATAATCCAGCCATAAATTATATTGCGCCAGTTCCTCACCTTTCAGACGACCAATAGCCGCCTTTCCTGGCCACTGCTTACTGTTAATATATTCATTAACTCGATTTATGAGTGCCTGTTTTTTTCGTTCCGCTTCTGACAGTTGTTCTTCATGAGTTAGCGGCGGTACGTCATCCCATGCAGGATAGCCATCATCACCCGCAACTCTCACTTTCCCTGGAGGTGGGGACAGGTACTTAATAAATATATCCTCATCAACTTCAACTCCATTATGAGGCCATAACCCAGACTCCTTATACTGACTTTCCAGAGTAAATGGGTAAAACATATTAGTTTTAGCATCGTAAAGATATTTACTCATTTTATCTTCCTGTAGCAAACCAGCGGCAACCAGCGAGAGTTGGAACATTGAAGGATGGATTTCCTTTATCAAGAGATCCCAGGTTCTCTGCTATGACATTTGAATTAGTCAATTTATAGAATTGCCATACTGACATTTTCCCTGCCACAGGAGCCTGGTCATGTTCATTAATAGAAATGACGGCTGTCGGAAATGGGATAGGAAAATTAATCAAAACTTCATTTGTTGTGCCCCCAGTTAGCCCCCATTGTTCAATATAACCATCCGGGCTTCGCCTCCATCCCGTCGTTGTATCTCCCCCACACTCCCACGCTGACATATCAGGAATTTGGTTTTGCCCGTTACCCACATCCCTTTTCGCCGCTTCTCCCAAACCAACGTTTATGAAAATGCAGAGATAACGGCTAACTGGCATCATCTCCGGTTTTTATTCAGGGGATCCATCATGCTTATTGGCTATGTCCGCGTATCAACAAATGACCAGAACACGGAATTGCAGCGTAATGCGCTGGAGTGTGCAGGATGTGAGCTGATTTTTGAGGATAAAATCAGCGGCACTAAGTCCGATCGACCGGGACTGAAAAAACTGCTCAGAACATTATCAGCAGGTGACACTCTGGTAGTCTGGAAGCTGGACAGGCTGGGGCGTAGTATGCGGCATCTGGTCATTCTGGTTGAGGAACTGCGCGAACGCGGTGTTAATTTTCGCAGCCTGACAGATGCTATTGATACCAGCACGCCGATGGGGCGTTTTTTCTTTCATGTGATGGGTGCCCTGGCTGAAATGGAGCGAGAACTCATTGTCGAGCGGACACGCGCCGGACTGGAAGCGGCCAGAGCCAAAGGGCGTATTGGTGGCAGACGTCCGAAGCTCACCGCGAGTGAGTGGGAACAGGCAGGACGGTTGCTGGCTGCGGGTGAATCACGTCAACGCGTGGCGCTGATTTTTGATATTGGCCTGTCCACGCTCTATAAAAAATTCCCCTCATCAGCGGCAAAGAATAAATTGTGTCATCCCTTAGCCAACCGGGACAAATAGCCTGACATCTCCGGCACAACTGAAAATAACACTCACCCATTAACCACGGAGTTAAACGGATGAGTGACTATCATCACGGCGTGCAGGTGCTGGAGATTAACGACGGCACCCGCGTCATTTCCACCGTATCCACCGCCATTGTTGGCATGGTCTGCACGGCCAGCGATGCGGATGCGGAAACCTTCCCCGTCAATAAACCGGTGCTGATCACCAATGTGCAGAGCGCGATTGCAAAGGCCGGTAAAAAAGGCACGCTGGCGGCATCGTTGCAGGCCATCGCTGACCAGTCAAAACCGGTCACCGTTGTCGTGCGTGTGGAAGACGGCACCGGCGACGACGAGGAAACGAAACTCGCGCAGACCGTTTCCAATATCATCGGCACCACCGACGAAAATGGTCAGTACACCGGACTGAAAGCCCTGCTGGCGGCGGAGTCGGTAACCGGTGTTAAACCGCGTATTCTCGGTGTGCCGGGACTGGACACCAAAGAGGTGGCTGTTGCACTGGCATCCGTCTGTCAGAAGCTGCGCGCTTTCGGGTATATCAGCGCATGGGACTGTAAAACCATTTCCGAGGTGAAAGCCTACCGTCAGAATTTCAGCCAGCGTGAGCTGATGGTCATCTGGCCGGATTTCCTCGCATGGGATACGGTCACCAGTACTACCGCCACCGCGTATGCCACCGCCCGTGCGCTGGGTCTGCGTGCCAGAATTGACCAGGAGCAGGGCTGGCATAAAACGCTGTCCAATGTCGGGGTGAACGGTGTTACCGGCATCAGCGCCTCTGTATTCTGGGATTTGCAGGAGTCCGGCACCGATGCTGACCTGCTTAACGAGTCAGGCGTCACTACGCTGATTCGCCGTGACGGTTTCCGCTTCTGGGGTAACCGTACCTGCTCTGATGACCCGCTGTTCCTTTTTGAAAACTACACCCGCACCGCGCAGGTGCTGGCCGACACGATGGCTGAGGCGCACATGTGGGCGGTGGACAAGCCCATCACCGCAACGCTGATTCGCGACATCGTTGACGGCATCAATGCCAAATTCCGTGAGCTGAAAACAAACGGCTATATCGTGGATGCGACCTGCTGGTTCAGCGAAGAATCCAACGATGCGGAAACCCTCAAGGCCGGAAAACTGTATATCGACTACGACTATACACCGGTGCCTCCTCTTGAAAACCTGACCCTGCGCCAGCGTATTACCGATAAATACCTGGCAAATCTGGTCACCTCGGTTAACAGCAATTAAGGAGCCTGACCGATGGCAATGCCGCGCAAACTCAAGTTAATGAACGTCTTTCTGAACGGCTACAGCTATCAGGGCGTTGCAAAGTCCGTCACGCTGCCAAAACTGACCCGTAAGCTCGAAAACTATCGCGGTGCGGGGATGAACGGCAGCGCACCGGTAGACCTCGGCCTTGATGACGATGCGCTGTCAATGGAGTGGTCGCTCGGGGGCTTCCCGGATTCGGTTATCTGGGAGCTTTACGCCGCAACCGGCGTGGATGCCGTGCCGATTCGTTTTGCAGGCTCTTACCAGCGCGACGATACCGGCGAAACGGTGGCCGTCGAAGTGGTCATGCGTGGCCGTCAGAAAGAAATCGACACCGGTGAGGGTAAACAGGGAGAAGACACCGAGTCGAAAATCTCCGTGGTCTGCACCTATTTCCGGCTGACGATGGACGGTAAGGAGCTGGTCGAAATCGACACCATCAACATGATTGAGAAGGTGAACGGCGTCGACCGGC